CCAGCTCCTTGAGCGAGTCCTGTAAGTGTGTTACCTCCGACTACAGCACTTGTTCCTTGGGGCATTGGGCCAACAAATCCAGGAGCAGCTACAGGAGCTGTGCCTAAGTTCGTTGCACCGAAGTTATTAATTGCAGAACCTACGCCCTTAAATGTCCCAAGTAGTCTTGGAGCAGATGTAACAGGATTAATGCCTATTGAAGGCTGCGGTTGTTGGCCTTGTGGAACTCCATAATTATAGAGCACTGAATCAGGCCTGTATGTTCCATACATTGGCTGGTTTAATCCAATATTAGGTACACCACTAGAGCCAACATTAGGAGGGCTATAATAGCCAATGACATTTCCTTGTCCATCAACAATAGGTTTGTTTGAATAAGGTGTCATTATCTTAAATTATCCTCTAATCTAGCTCTGAGGGTTCTGAGGTGGTCCACTAAAACCAGCTTCCCCTGGCCCTGCGACAGTTCCTGGGGCGATCGCGCTTCCCTCAGTTCCTGAAGAATCTGGAGGTCTAACTGGTCCCATAGGAGATTGAGGGTTGCCTCCTCCTTGAGAAGGGCTTCCCTGATTTGCACCATTTGCTGACGGTTCTGATACATTCATGCCTCTCATTATATCTGCATATATTAATGCTGCGGTTGGGCTGTTGATTGCTTTATCCGCATCCATATCCAGCGATTTGACAAATTCTTTTAAGTTGTATTCCCAATTAATCATTGGAGCTATCTGTGGGTTTGCACCTACTTGGAACAATGAGAGTAGTCTCTGAGACTTCACTTCACGCTTCAGAAGCTGAGAAGTTCCTTTAGCTACTACCGATAAATCACCTTTAATAGAGACATCAGTATTGAACTGCATATTCCAATTAAAGAATGCTTGACCTACTGGAGTTAAGAGATAATGGTCAAAGTTTTTCACCACTGTCTTAATGCCGAGAGCAGCAGCTCCCATCAGCATGCTTATTCCAGAGGAAGTTCTAGTTGAACCTGGAATTCCCCCACCGCCACCATGTGTATAGGAAGGGAGAGTTGTATCATCTGCGTATTGTTTTGCCCTGTCGATAGCTGCATAGTGTTCAGGGGCCGTATTGTTGAATTTAATAGCAAATATACTTTGGCCAGGCGCTCCTCCTTGTTTCTTAAATGCTTTACCAGGATACAAGGACATATCTTGTCCAGGAGTTAATTGGGCTTCACTGTATTCAAATACACATGAGCCAGCTAAAGCTAAGTTATCAATCGAAAGTCGTGTGTGTCCATTAATTAGAATCTGTGCATCACGCATGTTCTCTGCAACACCTACACCCCAAATCTGATATGGATGCTCTTCGTATGGTACAAAGAAGTATGGAATAGTCTTAGTATCAAATGGAGATAGCGTTGCTCTAATTACTTCAGAATTAATAACCCAAATATTAGCCAATACTGAGTCCAGAGCATATTCGTCCTCATATTCATCTACTAAACCATATGTAACAGCCATATCAATATCAATAAAGCCCCAGAACTCTAGGACTTCATAGCGAGATTCATTGAGGTCATGGGTCTGGTCAACAATCTCTTGCTCCCAGCCTTCTTTCTGATAACCTGGACCACGTTGTAACGCTCTCTTAACTGCGTCTTTATCAAACAGCTTAGAGCCTCTGGTCATCTTCTTAATCTGATTAGCAGTCAATAGATGACGCTCAATCATGTTATTCATGTCTTCTTTAGTGCGCGCACCAGCTTCAGGATACGCATCCCAGATAGCTACTTGCTTCATCTTAGGAACAAGCTTCATCTTAGGATTATATACATTAAACCCAGTCTCAGGGTCTTTCACCCAGTTAGGCATCTCAATAGTCTCAGTGAATGGAGCTTTAACAACTCCTGTGCCAAATAGACTAGCTTCAAATGCAGCTTTACGAAGTTCTACTTCAGCATTGGATTCTTCTAATTGGTCTTGAATAGTCTTATCTAGTTGGTGAGCAGCTTCATCTGCTGGGTGTAACTCAATCTGCTTAGTGCGATCTAGTGCAGTGCCTTGCGCGACCTTCTTACCTTTTAGGAAGTCTTTAAGTCTATCATACGTATTTCTAATGAGACTCTCAGAAGTAGCTCCAGGCTCTAATGTATTACCATCGCCTTCATAACCATAAATATCCACATTGGACATATCTGGTTCAGCTTCTTGTGGCTGCTGTTGGAGGTCAACATTAACTGTCTCAGCAATACCTTCTGGCTTAGGAGTGGCAGTCACTTCCAGTGGAAACTTATTATCCCCAGTGAGGACTTCCATAATCTGACCATAAGCAGCCAGTACCTTAGTCTTAGTCAGCTTAATGAATGGAGCAGAGGCAAACTTATTTCTATCCTTAGCAAGCTGGATACGCTCAGACTCTTCAGCAGAGTGCTCTCCACGATACTGATGCCAAGATGCTAACCAGTTAGCTTCATACGTGTTCCTGTGAGTCTTGTTAGTGAAGTACACTTCTTGTACATACGCACCAAGACCTGCCATAGGATCAGCAGGAACTATTTCACTATTAGAATCACGGTCTAGCAAATCTTCAGTTTGCTTTTCCACAATCTCATTTAATAGGCTATCTGGTTTTATCTCACCGAGTAACGATGAGGATACAGAAATTACCATTAGCCAATAACTTTTACATCAGCACTGAAATTGCAAGCATGATTTTTCATGCCACCTTTGGAAGGCATAGCTGCAATGCCAGTACCTTGGTCAGCACCACCATCTACAGCAGCATTGCCACCTTTAGATTTAGATGCAGTTACTGGGTAGCTTGCGCTAACTTCAGTCGCGTTAAGTGAGCCTTTTTTAAATGGAAGGAAGTCTGCCATGATTATTATCTCCTAATATCCGAATACTGAGTTGAGGGGAGCCATTGGAGAGCTGGATATAAAGCTCCTAAATGGTGTTGTGGGGTGGTAATTGTGTGGCTTAGAAGCTAGAGCATATCTCAGAGCATCATAAGCGTGGTCATCCATGTCTGTATTGATGTCCTCATTATTGTGCTTATCTAGCTCTAATGTGCTTAAGCAGTTAATGAGACTCTTACAGGTGTTGAATATCTTTATCTTTGGCTCAGAGTCTGTACCGCATTTAAGGTAAGAATGTATGAGTAGCTTTTGTTGTACTCTTGAGTGTGGGCTTCTATCTGCTGGTATCCAAGAGCATCCTTGGTAAATCATGGTATCAGCAGCAGAAGGAGCTGATTCTCCTCGTCTTGCCCAAGCTGAGCCATCTAATACGCCATATCTGACATATTCTTTCTCCTGAGCAGCTAGTACACGAGTACCAAACTCAGCAGCATCACATTTGTTGGGGTCTTTCTTGTCATTTACAGCTAGTTCCCGATACACATATACAGTGCCTTCAGGGTCAAAAGCTAACCACAGACATACAGCAGGTGAGGAATATCCCCAATCTGCTCCTCTAATCTTCTCCCATGACTGGGGAATAGGGAAAGGATTGATTACAATCTTGTTCTTATTCTGAGCAAAATCGTTAAAGGCTAAGCCTTCTTCTGGGAGCCACTTACCAAATAGATAAGCTTCTCGCATATTGTCTGGAAGAGAAGCAAGCTGAGCTACATACTCAGGGTTGTTATCTACGAGAGTGACGTTATCGAATATTGTACTACTAAACCATTTACGTGTCAAGGTAAATGTTCGCTCTACACCATTTATTTTAACAGTGTTAGTAATTGTTATTCTTTTTCCAGACTCACCTCGGTCTAGGAAGCGTCTCTTAACCCATCCTGCTCCAGGGCCTGTAGGGTTAGTGGTGGCTCTAAAGTGATTAGGTAGTGTGGAATCTGTGGACCGCATACAGCTTAGCAGCTTGTCAATCATCTCCTCATGCTTAAACTGGGTCAACTCATCAACACCAATCCACTGATATTCTTGTCCCTTATATCGCTCTAAATCTTCTTCGCTATCACAATAACCAAACTCAATCTTAGCACCAGATGGGAAGATAAATAGCTTATCTTGTTCTTTCCACTTAACACCTGGGAAGGCTTTGCTATATAGCTCTCTAGCTCTTCCAATAAGCTCTCGCAGCTCTGGCATTGTTCTTCGGATAACTAGACCACGAAGATTCTTATTATTACAGTATCTTAGCGGGTCTACTAATAAAGCGGCTGATTTCCCAGATCCTTTTCCTCCTGAGAAAAGAACTTCCTTCTCAGTACTAGATAAGAAATCAATCTGCACCTGACTATTAGGGGCCCATATCTTATCTTTCTCTGATACAGCTTCTTTAATCGTATCTGGAGCTTCTTCAAAGTCATCATCAGTAAACACACGAGAAGCATCTTTACCACCAAGCACAGCCTCTTCATAGAGGTCTAGCTTACGCTTCTGATACTTGTGTGCGTTCTTCTGGGACTCTTTCTTCTTGGCTAATTTGGTTCGATTTCGATTCAGCACCATCTGAGCTTTCTTGGCTGTGCTCATATGCTGCTTCTTCTCCTTGTGCGATGGAGCTTTCTCGGAGAAGTCTGAAACGCTCTGCAATTGGGATAAGTCTAAGTCGTCCATCTACTAACCTTGTAATGCGAGGATCTAATGGGCGCATTCTTGCGATATCATATATCCCCTGGTAGCCAATACGTCTGCCAGTCTTAGCATAAAGCCAATCAGCAATCTTCGCATAGCTATACTTCTTTAAATGTACCATAGCCTCAGCTAGGTATTCTAATTCTTCATCGATTGGGTGGATGATCCCTGGAGCTACTTCATCGTAGCCCCAAGGAACTGAACCCTTCCACCGAATAGTGGGCAGAGCTAGTATCATCCGTTTCCATCGTTCTAACTGAACAATATTATGTTCAGGATCTTTGGAGTAAGTTGCCATTAAGCAATACGGGTAACTTC